ACTCCAACATGAGTTTTAGGTTTACTATATTGTTGTAAAACTTTATAGACTTTTTCAAGTAGATTAACATCCTGTTTGCAATATTGAATCATTAATTCCATTGCTTTAGGGTCATTCCTTTCAACTATATCTAACCATAGATCAAAACCACCTGTTTTTAACTTTCTACCTAACCCTAAGAATTCTCCAAGATAATCTAATCTTTTAGAATTTAGGCGCATTGTTCTTGCAATTTTAAGAGTATCTACACTATTAAAATCAGGGAACATTGGGATTCTATGGTATAAACATCTGGCTCTCAACCACTTAATATCATACATATCTGAATTATGACCAACTATTTGATCTGCAGAATGTAAAATATTAACGAATTTTTTAAGCATTTGTTTATCATCACCATTATCCCACTTTAAACTATAAATTTCAGGATCATTCTCCCACTTATAGCATATACAAATAACAGCTCGTTCTTTTAAAATTGAAGTATGATCTACTCTAATTTCACCAATATTCCAAGATGCTATTTTATTATAAGAAGTTTCTATATCAAAAAACAATCGTTTAAACTGTTTTTCTTCTGATTTAACTACAGCATACTTCTTAGATACTGTTTTTTTATTGTTTTTAACCAATTTCTTGGCTTTAGAAACGATTTCTTCTGTTGTTCCTAAATAGAGTGCTAAATATTCATTTCCCTTCTTTAAATAGCCTTTTTTAGCTATTAAAAACTCCATCACCTCTTTTAGACTCTTCTCCTTCATTCTTTGCTCTTATTGCTTGTTTTTCAGTATTTGTTATTTCTCTGTAAAATATTAAACAGCATTGTGCATGATCCAAATGTGGTAAACCAGATTCTTCATCTAGTGCTAAACCTTTACCACCTTGTTCTTCATACTCAATTTGTGCTAAAATATGACGCATTAAAGCTGCGTAATACCTGCGTTTAGGTTTAACATCTTTCCACCCATTAGGAGTATATTTTTCAGCACCAAAAGTAATTACTTTAGTACATCCTTTATATGCGTCTATTGGGTATAAATCATATCTTAGTTTACCGGTATCATGTTTTACACCTGATTCTGTACCTTTATTATCTATGATCTCCTGAACCATGTATTACTCCTCTCGCTTGTCTATCTTTTAGTTTTTGTATATTAGCTTCTGCAATTTCATCTAGTGAAAGTCCTAAATCTCTTGATAAAGCAGCCATGTACCAAAGTACATCACCAATCTCTTTACCAATTTCTTTATTTAACTCTGGTGTAAAATTACCATCGTTATCCCTAAGTACTTTTTTAACTTTACCTAGTACTTCACCTGCTTCATTTGCTAACCCAAGACTAGGGTAGATTATTACACTACCCTGCCCATATACTGCTGTTTTTACTGCTTGCTCTTGATATTCTTTGAAATCCATTGTTCAACCCTTTTTTCCTTCATTATATTAATTAATACTGGTTTAAATTTGATAAACTCATTATTCAATTTAAATACCACAAGTTCCTCCCCCACTAATATCGCAAATATCGTGAAATTCTTCCTTAAACTCCTTACCTTCATTAGATTTTGCTTCTTCATAACTTACTGGAGTTAGCGGTTGTCCACCTCTACTACCATCGGGATAACATGTAAATCCTCTTAATCTATGAGCATATTTAGCCAATATTTTAGCAAAATCTAAAACTTTAGTATCATTATTTAATTCAGTACCCCATTTTGGTAAATTAATTGTAGAACTTATTGACATATCTACATAATCTTGAATATCTGCTTGAAATTTAATTCTTCTTTCAGGATCTTTTGCCAAATCTATTGCAGTTTCAATATCATTTGGATTTAATCCGTAAGTTTGAATTAATATTTTAGCAGTACCATCAATAACATATTGATAATGCCATTCCTTTTGACCTTTTAGATATCTTCGTTTATAAGCTACTGCAAATAATGGTTCAATACCTGTAGTAGTTCCAGCCATAATTCCAATAGTTCCTGTAGGAGCTATTGCTCTATATGCTACTGGTTTATTTATATTTAATTTTTCCGCTAATTCATTAGCTGAAATTTCAGAAAAATCTTTATATATTTTTAACCAGTCATGCATTTCTGGAGTTACCTCATATTTATAATTACGTTTTAATAACCATTCATGAACACCCATTAAACCTAATCCCAATCTTCTATTTTTTTCTCTAACCTTATATACTTTATCATAAGGTAAATCAGCTACCATAGTACCACATAATAAGAATTTAGAAACTAGTTCTACAACTTGTTTAAATCTTTCAATGTTATCTATTTTAGCCATATTTATAGAAGCTAGATTACAAACATCACTGTCATCTTCACTTGTAACTTCAGTACATGCGTTTCTAAGAGTTTCATTTTGTTTTTTACCAAAATTGAAACTAAAACCAGGTTCTCCCGTTTTAAGTGCTTGTCTACAATTTTCAACAAATGTTACAGGTAATGATCCTTTAGATAGTTCTTCTAAAAACTTATCATCATAATTTAATGATATATTAGTCATATCTAAAGGTGCTGGATAATTAAAATCTTTTTCTTTCAATTGTCCAATAGTTAAATTATTACCTTTTTCATCATAAGCTCCACTTACAGGCATGCTATACCAATCCTTACAATGTAAAAATTCATTTACATCTGGATGTAACCAGTTTAAAGATGCATAAATAGCACTTCTACGAGAACCACCTTGCATTACTTCCCTTCCAATTTCATTAATCATTTTCATTTTTGATATTGGTCCAGAAGCTGTACCACCAGTTCTGTTAATTATAGAACCTTTAGCCCTATATTTAGTATAGTCATTACCTATACCTCCACCTGTCATTAAACAGCTTTCAGCTTTCCATGATAGATTAGCCCAATCCTCTCTAGAATCATCTTCGGATCTTAATAGATAACAGTTATTAAATGCTTTAAATGGTCTACCACAATAGTATAAATATCTACCACCTGCTATAAATTCCATATTTGTATGCATTTCTTTAAGTAGATTTTTTTCATCTTCACTTAAATAATTTCTACAAACATCGTCTATTAACGTGTGTGATAATTTTTCCCAATCTTCAGCATTTTCGTGTTTATATTTATAATTAAATATATTTTCACTAAACTCAGTTCTGAAAAACTTCTTTTTACTTAACTCCATATAACCTCTTTGCTTTCTCTTTTGTTAGTTCTTCTGTTTTACAATATAACTCAAGGTCCATATCAGGTATACTCATTACCTCACCATTTGGTAAATCATTTATTTCACACCCACTTTTATCAGCTCTAAACTTCTTAGCTTGAAAGCTAGGATGTAGAACATCTATCATCATAAGTGCTTTACCATTACCTGATACTCTTCCATGAACATCCAATAAGTCTTCCTTATAATCACTATCAAATAAAGTATATCTACCATTTTTGAAATGTTTATAATTCTCACTATGTTTTTCTGGAATAGATAAGATCATAACAATTTCTTTTTCAGAATCATCATAATCCATTGATATAAATTCATCATGATTTTGAAGAACAGTTAAACATTCTTTAAGATCATTTGAATCTGTGTTTTGAAAACACAACGCCAATTTAGGTTTAAGTTCATCAATCATATATGCAGATATAAATTCATCCACATAAAATTCCTTGGTAAAACCTAACATTGGTAATAAAAATATAGTAGTATAGTTTAACTTTATTTGTTCTTTATCTATATATTCTTTCCTTCTACTCAAAACAATTCCTCCGCACTATTTACTTTAGAGATATTTGGAATTTCAAATCCTTCATAAGTTTCTAAAATTTTAAGCGAGATATAATTTTTATAAAATTGTTTTATTCCTTCATATTCCCCAAAATGTTGAATATAATTTTTTATTATTCTTGCAGGTGGGCATTTACTATCCATTAAGATAGTTTTAGCCGCTGCAACACCTTTTCCTGGAATTCCTTTTACATTGTCACCAGGTTGACCAATGATCATATCTGACCAAAATTTGTAATACTCTTCATCACTAGAAACTGTAACCCACTCATTTTTTCTCCAATTATAATGTGTTCCAGTTAAAGATAGTAAATCTTTATCTATTGCACATATAAATGAATTTTCAACTTTTAAACGAGTTATATTAACAGCATCATCTACCTCTATACCATTAACTTCATTAGCAAACCAATGAGTTATTAGATAATTTTTAACATCTGACCACCATTTAGGTGATTCCTTTGGTCTATTTGCTTTATATTCAGGATTTGTAGAATATCTGTAATTCCCTTTACCTTTTATATAAGCTATATAACCAGTAGCTTTAGATAATCGTAGAATTGAATTCATTATTTGATCTGCACATTCATACATTTCATCTAATGTTTTATCAATATATACAAATTTACCATCTTTTTTAAGTGGTAAACCATCATCATCTAAAACTTTATTAGGATGTGCTATACTAAACATTACAGAATCTAAATCTATAATGGCTATACTAGACATAAAAATTATCTTTTAGTAGTTTTATTTGACTCCTTACTTCTTTTAGTTCTAGAGAATATCTATTTCTTTGCTTCATTAAGTGTTTTTCATACTTTTCAAGAAGCTTTAATTGACTCTCTAAAACCCAATGTGGAACTTTATACATTTATCAATATACAATAAAATGGTTTCTTTTGTATAAATTGTAGTGTATCTTTAGGTGTAATCTTTGTAGTGTCAATATCACTATTGTACTTTTTATATTGATTAAAAGCACTCATTATGAATACTACAAATACAATGATTAAAACTAATATACTAGCAGTTAATTGATCTTTACTTGGCTTTTTCATCTTTCATTTTATCTTTTAAGTAGTTTATAAACACTTCTAAATCTTTTATTGTTCTAACAGTATGAAATTCAAAGTCCAAATTATTTATTGTTAAATAACGTTTAAACAACTTAGCTCTTAAAGGGTAACTTTCGTTAGCAAAACCTTTAATTTCTAATATTATTCTACGATCTTTATCAATAAAATCTGGAGTAAATGTTATAGGTCTAACATTTTCACCGCGATAAATAAACTTCTCTATAATAGTATATGTTTCAACCTCATATTCAAAATTAAAACCTTCTTCCTTTAATCTTTGATATGCTCTAGCTTCAAGTTTACTCCTAAACTTTATACCATCATATTCTACTCTAGTTGCATTCTTTATTTTTACATTAGGCTTATCCTCATTCACCCACTTTAACTTCCCATTAACAAGCTTCCTGCGCATTATTTGTACTTTCTATTAATCGTTTAATCCAAAAATTTAAATCTGTTATATATTTAGGTTGCATTTTATACCTATCTGGTATAGAACTTACAACAATACCTACACAATCAGTATTATTATTTATGGATTCTATTAATTGATAATTATCTGATAAATATATTTGAATTCCCTCATCTTGTATTGTTTGCACAATATCAATATCTGCTGAAACCATAAACACATTGTTTAAATCAAATAATGTACCAAAATAATCTACAATTGAATCTACATATGCAGTATCTGTATTAGTAGTGATTAAATATGTTTCAATTTCATCATTTTCAATTAAAGATTCTCTTATCAAATCCCTGAATGTTTGATAATCCCAAGCATCATCGGGATTGAACCCTATTTTTATCTTCCCCATCTATCTTTCTCTTCTTACGTTTTTTATTATTCTTCTTCCAAAGCTTTATTTCATCACATAATTTATTTACATGATTGTCTAATTCTTTACCCTTTAATAGTGTCATCAATTAGTGTTTTTAGTATTATATTTGATTCTTCTAATCCAATTTTAGAGATTAATTCACTTAAATCTTTGGATTTATATTTTTCAGGTATTTCTATTGATTTTAAATTATATATTTTACAAATATTTTCAGATGCTTTTTTACCAGCATCATCATTATCATAAAATACAATTATATTTGTGAATCTCTTTTTTAGTTTTTCATAAAACTCCCTTTTTAAAGGATTAGCTTCACCTTGTAATGATATAGCACTATAACCACATAACCTACAACAAATAACATCTTTTAAAGATTTAGTTAGTATTAAAATATCATCAAACAATGGTAATTGATTGAATCCTTCAATACAATCCGCACTACCACTAAATAACCATTTATTATTTTTATCTGCTAATGGTCTATATATTTTATAAACATATTTACCATTTTCTTCAAATCTATAAGCATAAATTGGGTTATCGGGAGTACTTTTAAAAGATATAGTTCCAGATTCTTTAGTTAAATACACATATTCACAAGGTATTACATCATATGAATCTAACCACTCAAAACTTATTCCATACTGTTTAAACCAATACTTATAATCTGTTAAATTCCAAGGTCTAGAAACAATTGAAATTACAGGTTTAAAATATTGTTTTTTAACAGTATTTTCCCTACCTATTATAAAGTTGGGTTTTATTGTAGTTTTACTATTTATTATACCAAAATCTATAGATATAACATTCAAAGCTTCTTTAAATGTATATTTAAATTTATACATAACATACGTAAAACAATTAAAACAATGATTTGGTTCACCAAAATCTTTATATAACAATGAATTATCTTTAGATTGAAATATTCTACAATCTGGACTAGTATCATTATAAAATTCTGATAAGAATGGTTTATTTATTTCTTCAAAGTTTTTACAATACTTTTTAAAAATATCATATTCAGAACAAACCTCAAATATATCTTTAACATCAACATCTGGTATTATATTAGTTGCTGAAAACATATATTATATGTAAAAGGACACGGAGATTAATTCCCCGTGACCTTGAGTTTAAAATTTAGTTAAGATTAGAATGGTAGATCATCAGTCTTCTTAGCTTCTGCTGATGGAACAGCTGAATCTGCTTTTGGTAGACGACTAACATAATATTGATTATTTGGATCCCAAACTAATCGTGAACCACCAACTGGCTCTGTAGTGTACAATTCAATTGCAAACTTACCAGGTTGATATTCACGAGAGCTAAATAGACCTCTGAATGGTTTATTTAAAATCGTAGATTTCAAATTTTGAACCAATTGAGCTTCATCTTTAGCTTCAAGTACTGCTTGAGCTTCTTCAAGAGTTTTACCTGTTGAAGACATAATAATATTTAATAATGATTTAGCAGAAACTTTCCATCCTGTAGTTTTATTACCCTCTTTAAGTTCATCGTTTAATGATAAACGCTTAGATTGACCCTCTTGATTATTTTCATTTAATGTTTTAAGAGTTAAGCTCTTAGTTTTATAAACTTCATTTTCATTCAAGATTACATCAGTAATTACTACTTTTTCAGAGATTCCTGCCGATTGATATTTACTTCCATTCCCTACTTTAACATCTGTCGCTGTAAACATAATTTTCTATTTTTTATTATTTATTATTCAATATAAATTTTATCCCAATTTGTTTTAAGTGTACCATCTTCTTGCATTTCTCCAATAACAATCTGTTGGTTCTTTAGGTGTTCAGGACGTGCACCACATATAATTGTATCACTGGTTTGAAAATTCAAAACAGTTTTATTTTCTTCTCTAGTCATATATGCTATTGCATCCGCATTAGCACAAATTAACGACTTTATCTTACCTGTTAAATCCACATCTGCAGCGTTAACTTCTTTACCTTTAATTTCAATTTGTCTATCTTTCAAATGTCCTAACAAGATTATATTTTCAGCTAATGTGTCAATATAATCTAAAACATTAAAGAAAGCTTCCCTAAGATAACCGTAACCAGCACCATTTGGTAGTGTTAGAACATTATCCCCAGTAAAAGATCTACCCATAGGGGTTTCTCTATACAACTTTAAAGCTAATGGTTTAACCATATCTTCCATCGCTGTAACGGTATCTACAGCAATGTATTTATAAGGTTTACCAGCTTCTATTATTTTATTACCATAAGCACGTAAATCTGCAAGACTATTGATTTTAACTTTCAAAGCATCTGTATAATCAGATCCATTTTCCATATCTAAAATCAAACAATTATCCAAACCCGCTAATGCGGTTGTTTTACCAACCTTAGGTTTTGAATAAATTATTAATCTCTTGGGATTTTTCCTACTTGCGGCTACCTTTGTAGTTGGTAAAACTAATTCAACTGCACTCATCTATCTACTTGTCAATTTTATTATTTTTTGCACATACTCTTGATTCAACTCGTTTGGTCTAGGTAATTCTTCAAAGTACCCTGATTCAGCTTGAAATAATAATCCAATGGATATATTATCCCTGCTTAGACGATTTTTAACAACTTTCAAAGACCTAAAACGATCTTTTAAGTTATATGGAGCACCTTGTCTATTAATGTTATAACCTAAATATGATTCCATATCCATTTTATAAGCATTCATTAAACCTAAAACTATATCAGCATCTGTATATGGGTTTGTACTATCTTTAAAATCACTTTGTTGTGGACTAATATCAACACCTTTGAATTTAGCTCTATCTATACTATTCAATCCTTGATTAAACTGCTGTAACCATATAAAGGTAATTTTAAATAAATTTCTCAATCGTACAGAGTACTCTGATATTTTATCTAAATTTTCCTTTAATGTGAACATTTTACCATCCCTAGATTCTAGTCTAAGTAAAGCTAAGTGGTCACCTACAACAATATTATACTCATCTGGATTTTTAGGTATAAATTTAACAATTCTCTTTTGTTTAACATTATTCTCATCAATATAATCTTGATACTCAAATGTACCTCTGTTTTCCATATGCATCCATATTGTTTTATAGATACCTGTAGGATTAACAGCTTCCCAAATCCAATTTATTTTACCCCATAGTTTTTCAAGTTCTGGTATTTCAGCATCAACAATTGCTTGTTCATCTTTTGTTAACCTAAAATCACCCAGACCTTTAATTTTCTCAGGTTCAATAACAATTCCATATTTATTAAAAATCATTACAGATAACCAATTACATTTCTTAGTAATCTCATCAATTTCTAATGAATAATAAAATATATTTATTGGAATACCTTTGGATTCTGCATCAGTTATTGCATTTATTAGCATAAAATCAACTAATGTTGTTTTAGCCGCACCTGATAATCCACCTATTAAGGTATAACATCCACGTTGTAAACCAAAAATATACTTATTTATCCTGCCTAAACCATTGTTTAAACCTTGATATTTACCATCCAACCCCTCTTGTATCCTATCTCTGAATGTCATTATATTTGATTATATGTATCTTCTTCTATCTTGTCTATATTTCTTGCTTCATCTAAATAACTTTCAAAATTACGTTGATTTAACCATGTTGGTAATAATTGTATATATTGCAATCTACCATCATCTTTTAAATCTTTAACATATAATTTAACACAATTAAGTATTAAATTATGTTCCTCTTCACTTTTAACTATAGATTTGTACTTTTTAGCACAACCTGCTAAGTCTGTTTGTAAAGGTCTTTTACCTACCTTTTTAGGGTAAGTTTCTCTAAGCTCTTTGAAAAATCTAGCATGGTCTAGTTTACTATACCCTAAATCAACTAAAGCTTTAGGTGTTAGCTTTAATTTATTAAATATAATATCACCATCAAATTTTTCAATATAACTTTTTTCCATTAAAGTTATAAAAATAGATCTATCCATAACACCACAATTCCTTACATATTCAACAAGTAGATTTTCATCTTCTTTATGAATACAATCAAGAATAAACATGGATTCTATGGATAGACCTAATCTAAACATTTTTTCTACATTTATTTGTATTGTATCAACTGACATTTCTCAACAATATTTCTCTATCTCTAATCTCCTCTTCTACTGTTGGTTCGTATAATCGCCTAATGTCCTCAATTGTTACTTTAATTCCAAATTCTATTAACAAATCTTTTCTCAATAACTCATAATCAGTATATTTCTTTTTACTATGTAAATCTTCTAAAAGATTAACATATAGCTGGAGTTCCGATAAATTTGTTATAGATGTACTCATGATGCTGTATCCTCTACAATTTCACTGTTAGTAATTACACTCTCATCTGATTTTACTGCTTTTAAAACAGCTGAAGACTTTGGTGTATATGATTCATAAATCTTTTTAAGATTTCCTAAATGTATAGTACCAAAATCTCTAAATTTAATAAGATCAGTATTTGGTTTACGTTTTCTTTGGCAACTTTCAATACTCTTTGCAAGATTTTTGTATAATGCTTTTGGCATTTTACCTTTACAGTTAACCAATAAATGATCGTTTAACTTATATAACCCTGAATATAACAGTTTTAACTCCTTCTTAACGT